CCTCTGAACACGTGCGCGTCTTTCCCCTAAGTCAGATTACACACGCGGTGGAATCGTCAACGACGCTTGACGTAACCCGCACGGCGTCACGGTTACGCGTCACACACGCTTGCGCGCCGCGGACCGATCGCCTAAGTAGTGGATATCCCTTCCGCACACTCCTGGCATGCGCCGTGCAAAGGATATCCACCGTCACCTTGAGCCGAATGACACCCCGCATGTACGCGAAAGCAGACCTAGACATCATCGCCACCCTTCCCACCCTTTACGCCGGCTTGCTGCACAACACGGAGCAAGGCGCCATTGTGCGAGCGCTCGACGCGGTGCGGATGCGGCGAGCGGCGCCCGTCGTGGTCCGCGCGCTGGTCGCGCTGGCCAAGATGCACCTCCACGCGGGCAACCGGCGTCACCCTGAGCTCGCGCTCGCGGCGGCCGAGTCGATCCCCGCCGCGGAGGAGTTCGTCGCGCTGGCGTGGCGGGAGTCGCACCACCAATGACCGAGCCCCTCGAGCTGGTCGCGTACCTAATGCGCGACCAGCTCTTCTGGGTGTGCGCGGGTTCCGCGCTCGCGGTGTGGGTCCTTTGGCACGAGGACCCGCGCGACTTGGACGAGGAGCCGTGACGTAACACCGTAACTGTTACACCGGCGCCGGCCCCGCTAAGTGCGCGAAAACCGGCGCCCCCAGCCCTGGCACGCCACCTGCAATGATATCCAACCATGAACGACGCGACGACGACCGAGAACAAGCCGTACAGCGATGACGTGGTGCGCACTGCCGAAGAGATTGCCGCGCGCTGGTCCGATGAGGACCCCAGCGACGCGCACGCCGAGCGCGGGGGCAATGTTCCGTACCAGCCGAAACGCTTCTACGGTTCGATCGGTAGCCCCTAACCGCCCCGCCCCGCCCCGCCCCGGCCCGGCCCGCCTCCTACCCTGGACGCGGGCCTTGGGCGTTTGAGGACAACACAAATGAGCAAATACGCAATCGTCTCGGACCGTACCCCCAATCGCTGCACGGTCGACGAGCTGATCGAGACCGACGGAGACATGCTGGACATTTCCCGAGAGCGTGGCCTGCCGTTCAGTCGCATCATGTGGGTCGCTGAGGGGTCGTCGGCTGGGCCGGGCGACCGCGCGTGGCACAAAGACGACACGATCCAGTGAGCGCCTGCATCGTGCTCTGAGCCGCACCGCTTCGAACCAGCCCGAGGAGCCGTGACGTAACACCGTAACTGTTACACCGGCGCCGGCCCGCTAAGTACGCGAAAACCGGCGCCTCCAACCCTGGCACGCCACCTGCAATGATATCCAACCATGAGCAACAAGAAGCCTCGCACCGTTTCTGACATCAAAGCCGATCTGATCGCGGTCTCCTCCCGCGCGGCCAACCTGATTATTCAGGTTAACTCCGCTCGCATCGGCACCGCGAACTACGAACGCCTCGACCGGCTTTTCCTCGCGGCCCGCGCCAAGCGCGACGCGTTGGAGGCGGAGCTCGCTGCGGCGGCTCGTAGCGCCCAGTAGGCCGCCCCGACCGGCACCGCCCCCGCTCCCCTGTAGCAACAGAGGCCGGGGGCTTGCGGCGTTGTCCGCGGCGCCGCGACCCACCCCGGTCTGAAGCAACGGCGACCGCGGACACTTTACCCGAAAGGCGAAGCAGGATGTCAGAAGATTACGAGGTCACATCCCCGGCCCCTGGCTTGTACGTGGTCGAGTTCCTCCACCGCGGCCAGGTCTACGCCTTGGTCACTGCGGACACGATCGAGAGTGCGAGCGAGCATTGTCAAGAGCGGAGCTTGTACTACTTCGCGGGTCCCGAGGAGGACCCCGCTCAAAGCGGCGTGCCGTGGCACGCGTACCCCGACGAGGCCGCCGCGGAGGCGGACCCGAACCGTGAGCATGCGCTGGCGCGCGTCCGTTACTTCACGGTTACCGCGAACTAGGCGCGGTAATCGCTAGCCATCCTCGGCTCCCCCGTAGCAACGGAGGCCCGGGGTTTGCGGCGTTGGGCGCGGCCGTGATATCACGGGGTGATGAGTCGTCGGCCAGGTCGCCCCCCGGGGGGAGAGCCCAAGCTCTCTCCGCGCCAGCAAGAGCTCGTGCTGGAGGAACTCGACAGGGGCCGCACGTACGAGCAGGTACAGGCAGACCTACGCGAGGCGGGCATCGACGTCGCGCTCTCCACGCTCAAGGCGTACCGCGCCAAGGCGCGCGCGGCTGCGCGCAAGGCGGCCCCCACGGCGGCCGCGGAGGCGGAGAGTGCGGCGACAGAGCGCCTCCGCGAGCGTCAGGCAGGGCGACGTAGCGACGAGCCCGCGGAGGAGGCGCCGGACCTCTCCAAAATGTCTCTGGTGGAGCTCACCCGGCACCAATACCTGCAGGCCCTCAAGGCGAGCGCTACGGCCCAGGTGACGGGTGACTGGTCCGTAGCGGCGCGGCATTCGAAAAATGCGGCCGACCTGGCGAACACGATCGCGCGACTCGAGAAGGCCGCAAACGAAAACAAAGACTCCGTCGTCCTCACGCCGCAGGAGCTCGCGGACGCGGAGCACCAGCTGCGCGATCGGGTGCGTGCCGCGCTCGAGCGGCCGCTCCTCTGCGCGCACTGCTCGCGTCAGGTCTCGCTCGACTTCGGCGGGGTCCGCGAGGCGGTCGATGCGGGAGATGCGGCCCCGTGAAGGGCCCTACAGGCGTTGCGGTGGCTCAGGCGCTGGCGCATGCGGCTCCGGAGCTGCTAGGCCAACTCACGCCCACGGAGCGGTTCCTGCTCGCGACGGTCGCGGACTTCTGGCTCCGCCCGGACCAACGCGTTCCCGACGGCCCTTGGCGCTATTACGGGTTCCACGCCGGCCGCGGCTTCGGCAAAACGCACGGCATTGCGTGCCACATCAATGAGGGCGTGCGCACGGGTCGGTACCGAAGCATCGGCCTAGGTGCCCCGACGCTAACCCGGGTGGGTGAGGTACAGCACAAAATGCTAATCGACCTCGCGCCGCCGTGGTTTCGGCCGATCGAGCATAAGGGCAACCTGCGGTGGCCCAACGGGGTGACGAGCGAGGCGCATTCCCCGGAGGCCCCGGGTCGATCGCGGTCGTCGAACTTCGACGTTTCGTGGTTGACCGAGCTGGTCGACTGGCAGCGTGCGAGCGCGCTCGAATTTTTCTACAACATCACGACCGCTACGCGTGTGGGCTCTTCTCCGCGGGTGTTGTGGGATACGACGAGCCGCGGCCGCAATGAAGTGATCGAGCACCTCCTTGCGCGGCACCGCATCGATCCGGAGACGTACCCGGTGCAGTGGGGAGAGCTGTTCGACAACCCCATGCTGACGCGTAACTACATTGCGGCCGAGTGCGCGAAGTACCCGCCGGGGACGCGCAAGTTTGACGAGGAGCTGCGCGGCAAGTCCTTCACGGAAAGTGCGGGCGCCTTGTTCAAACAGGCCTGGCTGGACCTGCACCGCCGACCACGCGGCCCGGCGCGGTGGGTGCAACGCCTCTGCAGCCTCGACCCCGGGCTGTCCCTGCTCGCCGACGCGGACCCGACGGGGCTGGTTACCGTCGGCAGCGACGCGGAGGGTCACGGCTACCTCGAGACGGACCACTCAAAGCTCATGCCGGCGGAGGAGTACGCGGAGATCATCGTGGGTGAGTGCGTCGACAACGCGGTGTCAGGCGTCGTCATCGAGACTAACCACGTCGGCAACACAGCGCGCGCGGTGGTCAAGAGCCGCGCAGAGATGCGCATGGTGCGAACGGAGCTCATCCCACGCGAAGACCGCGACAAGCCTTTCCCGATCCGGAAACCGGGGACGATCTACGTCCGCGAGATCCACACGCGCGATGACAAGGGCGCGCGCGGCACGGCGCCCGCTAGCGAGGCGCACAAAGGTTTCATCCATTTGGTCGGCACGTGGAAAGATCTGGAGTTCGAGCTCACGACGTACGAGCCAGGTGTGACCGCGAAGAGCCCGAACCGCTTCGACGCGTTCAACCAAGGTTTTAACGAGCTGCTACGCCTCGAGACGCCGAGCGAGCAGGATAACCGCGCGCTCGTGCGTGAGACGGTCGACGTAGCCGCCGAGCTGCAGAAGCAGCTAGACGGCATCGCGCGGTCACGTCGTTTCTGACGGGTCGTCGTTCTCTTCTGCGGTGCCGGTTCGGCCGTCACCGTCCGCGTCTTTTTCGTACGCGCGGAAGTAGGCGCCTTGGTTGAAAGGGTCGTTGGAGTCGGCGCTCAGCCCGCCTAGCGGGCCGTCTTCTGCGGTGTCGTCCAACGCGTTGGCCTTTGCGATCTGCTTCTGCGCCGCGCGCGCAAGGTTCGGCTTGCCGTCAGTGAGCGCGCGCTCGAGTGTTTGCCGCGCATTCTCGCGAAGCTCGCCGGCCTTTACGCGGTTGGACTCGTACGCGATACCCTCCTTGGTGTCCGCATACTTCTGCTCGGCGAGTCGCTCGGCGCGCATGCGGTCGGCCGCGCCCTCTGGCATGAGCGCGAAGGTCGGTGCAGCCGCGGCCTCTGCGGAGGTGAGAGCCGCGCGACGCTGTTCGACCTGTTCGGGCGTGAAGGCGTTGCTCCCACGGCCGCCAGAGTTGCGTTCGGCGCGCGCCAGCTGGTCCTGAGCGTTGTTGACAGCTTGGAGCTCGGGCGGGGTTTGGCGGAAGCCTGCGGCTTTTAGATCCTGCTTATGTGCGGCGAGCGTCGCCTTTCGTTCGGCGGCGGCCACGGGCAACGCGGCCTTCAGCTCCGAGACACGGGAGCGCGCGTCCTGGGTTTGGGCGTCGTTTGCAGCGCGGAACGCGTCGTCTCGATCGGCCCAGTCGGCTTCGGCGTCCTCCGCGGAATCCCAGTCGTCGCCGCCGTCCTCGTCCTCGTCCTCGTCCTCGTCCTCGTCCTCGTCCTCGTCGCCCCCGGCATCACCCGCACCGGAGGACCCGGGTCCGCTGCCGAACTTGCCGTCGTCGGCGCGCGAGATCTTGGATTCGTCGAAGCTGGCGCGGATCTGCAGGGACCGCAGCTCGGCGTCGTCGTTCTCTTCTGCGGTGCCGGTTCGGCCGTCGCCGTCGGCGTCCTTGATGCGATTGCCGATCCGCTCCACTTCGCGTTCGTGCACGCGGAGGACGCGCGCAGCGCGTTCCAGTTTACGCCGGGTGTACTCGACTTTGGTTGCCATATCACGCTCGCCGAAGGCGTCGATCTTGTCTTGAAAATCGTCGATACCCTGCCCGGTCAGGCGGCGGTGGATCTCGTCATCTTTTGCGGCGCGCCAATCCTCGGGAGCGTCGGCAAAGTCTAGATGCAACTCGGCCCGAGCCTCCTTGTTCTTGTGGTATTCCAGCTGGTCTGCCCAGTCGGCTTGCAAGGAGTCGTGATCGGCGAGCTTCGCAACTTTTCGGTGGTCCCCTGTTTGGATGGCGGTGCGCAGCTCTGCTTCCCGCGGTGAGGGTTTAGCGTTTCGACGTGCGATCGACTTGAACTCGCGAGCCGCGTCTTCGTGCGCGTCTCGTGCAGCCTCCGCCTCGCTTTGCGCGGATAGGAAGGTGTCGCACTCGGCCTCTAGTTTCCTGAATTCCGGGTCGCGTAGGAGCACCTCGCGATCGGAGATGTCGAACTCCCCGGGGCCCATCGTATCTTCGAAACCCGCGGCGCGGCCTATCGCCGCTTGCCGCTCGCGGCGCGGGTCGATCTCGCGGTCAAGCGCTGCGATTTGGCGCCCCCGCTGCTTAGCCGCGGCCGTCTCTTCCTCTGCGATCTGCTGGGCACTAGCGGCGGCCCGGGCACGGTCTGCCTTTCGGTAGTCGAGTTCCGCGAGTGCGTCTTTCCTAGCCTGTTCATAGGACGCGATGGTCTCCTTGTGATCCTGCAGCGCAGCGCTGCGCGCCTCCACGGCCTTGTCTAGGCGGTCTTCCGCGACCCGCAACCGCGCAGCGGGGTCGCGAGGTTCGGGGGCCTCGGAGTTGTCGCCCGTCTTGCGACGACCGCCGTCCCCGCCTCCGCTGCCCGACCCAGGACCGCTACCGAATTTGCCATCGTCGGCGCGGCTGATCTTGGATTCGTCGAACTTGCGTCCCGCCCACAAGCGCAAGCTTCGAGCTTTTGGGACCGCAGGGCTAGGCGCACCTCCCGGCGCAGCGGCGGGCTCAGCAGAAGCTTTCGCCTCGGCCTCGAGTTGCGCGAGTGTCTTCTTGTCGAAGATGCCATCCGGCTGCAACCCATCGGAACCGCGCGCCTCGTTGGCGAACGTGTAGAGCGCGCGCTGCGTCGGCGCGATATCGAGCTTCTGAGCGGGCGGTGCGGTGGTCGCGAGCTTCGGGATCGGGTCGATCTGAAAAATCTTCGCGAAGGTGTCGACGACGAGCTGGTCGATCACGAAACCAGAGTCGCGGTGCTCCTTGAGAGCGGTGGTAAACGCGGTGTGCTTCTTCGCCTCCTCGTCCACCTTGCGCGAGAGGTCCGGGTCGGGGATTTGGTACTCAAGACACGGTGCGAGCGAGGAGTCCCCGCAGTTAACGGCCGTCCACGGCTGGTAGACGCCGGTCCAGAACCCCGATTCGAGACACTCGAAATCGCTTTGAAATACCGCGCTTGCGACCGCGAAGAGCGCTGCGATGTCCACGCCGGGGGCTCCGCCTTGCGAGCCGAGGAGCGCGTCCGTCCCTAGGAAGATTCGGGCGGACGCCTTCTCACGGTTCGTGATCAGCGTGTCGATCACCTGCCATGCGGTGGAGGGGTTCGCCTCGAACTCGGTCTTACTCCCCGCCGGGCGGATGCCGACTTGCGAGGCGCCGCTCATGAGGTTCCCGAGCATGCGCCCGAACATCTCCGCCTCGGGGGTGAGGCTCAGCGAGCCGTCCGGGTTGCGTTGTTGCAGCGGCACGCCAGAGGGCAACTCGCCGATCAGCTTCGCGAGGGCATGCGTGCGCGTCGTCGCGTTCCAGTCGAGGAGCCCCTCAGCATGCGACGCCCACACAAGAGCCCCCGGCAGCACCGCGGCGTCTTCCTTCCACGGCTCAACCTGACTCTTCTTGTAGATCGTCCAGTTGCCGTCACCGTGTACAATCGGCACAGTAAGACCACCGCGCGTCGGCGTCTCGAGTACCTCCTTGGAGGGGTTCCAGCGCACGTGCTCGAGCGGCCATGCGATATGCTCGAAGTCGGTTCGCGTCCCCTCGTCGTTCGTGGTGCGTCGGTTGTAGCCAATCGCAATCGCGTTATCGACTAGGTTCGCGTGTAGAGACGCGATCGTAGGTCGCGAGATCTTGACGCCGAGCGCAGCCTTGCGAGCGACCGCGCGACCACGTGCGGAGTCGTGCGCCTTGAGAGTGAGCGCGATCGAGTTCTGCGGTGCGAGACGGTTGCGGCGTGCGACAAAGATCGTGTCGTCCGTTCGCATCGCTTCGGCGAGTCGAACGGCGAGTTTAAAGACGCCGTTCATCTGCGCGTCACGCGCCGCGCGAATCGAGTCGAGCGACCATGAGGTGTGCGCACCGTCGCGGCGCGGCGGGGTGAAATCGGGCAGGCCGCGGAAGTCATCGGCGCGCCGGATCTTGTCGACCGAGAGGCGCTTGAGAACGGAGGGGTGCGAGAGGCCTGCGCGGCGTGCGATCTCTCGTACCGGCACCCCCTGGCCCTGCAGCTCGCGCATCCGTTCAGTAGAGATCTTGCTCGGTTTCTGCGGCATCCGTTGCTCCGCTGAACAGCCTACCACGGTAGGTTCTTGCAGGGCTGAACGGATTGTGTTCTTGTCAAGGGGCTTTGAACGTGCTCGGAAGACTCGTCAAGTTGGGAGCGATCGAGGTCGCGGCGGATGCACCGCTACCGACCGAGTTTCGCCTCTTCGCTCGCGGCAAGAACCCGTCGCAACGTGGCGTCGCGTTGTTCGACGACAAGGCCGCGGCCGCCGTGATGCGAGCCTATCGCGAGTGGGGCGTGGACTTGATCATCGACTTGGAGCACGACTCCTTAGACAAGGACGTGCGGAAGCACCGCGCCGACGCTGCCGACGCGCGCGGCCACTTCAAGCTCGCGCTGCGCCACGGGGAGTTGTGGGCGACGGACGTCCGTTGGAGCGCAGACGGAGCCGAGCGCCTCCGCTCGAAGAAGCAACGCTACATCTCGCCCGCCTTCCGCGACGACTCGGAGGGTCGCGTGGTGCAAGTCGTCAACGCGGCGTTGGTCTCGATGCCGGCGACCAACTCCGCAACGCCGCTCGTCGCTGCGAGCTTGCGGTACGAGGGGGACGCCAAGACTCGCGCGGCGTGTTACGTTCGCGCTCGACAAGACGTGAAAAAGCGAGCCGCGGCTTTCGTCGCCGCGCGTCGTCGAAAGGTTGCCTGACATGGATCCCGAGAAACTCAAAGCTGCATTGGACGCGATCGAAGCGGGCGACAAGGACGCCGGCATGGCCATTCTCAAGGAGCTCATCGCGGCCGCGGCCGGAGGCGGTGCACCCCCCGCGCCCGTCGAGGAGCTCGCGACCGAGACGCCACCGGAGGAGCCCCCGAAGGATATGCCGGAGGAACTCACCGCGCTCAGCCTGCTCACGTCGATTACAGGGACCAAGGACCTCAAGAGCGCAGGTCTCAGGCTCCGCTCGGTGGTCGAGTACGTCGACACGGCACGCACCAACAGCAAGAAGATCGACGACGTGACGCGGCTCGCGCTGGTCGGGGAGCTCGTCAAGCTGGGCGCGGAGACGGTCGGGACGGCTTGGGCCGACGCGGACAAGCGCGTGCCCTGCAAGCGACTGCAGGCGGTCGCTTTGGACGACCTGCAGGATCAGGTCACGAGGCTCAAGGCGGACCCGACGCGCAAGACGCTTGTCGCCGTCGAGCCGCCCGCGGGCGGCGGTACGGAGGGGGCGCCGGTGGCCGAGCAGGCCACGCCGATCGACGTCGCGGCCGAGGTCAAGAAGCTGTCCGCGCCGTTGCTCGAGGACATCAAGAAAAAGGGCATGACTCCAGAGGCGTTCGTTACCGAACGCAACCGGGTGACGCACCGCCACACTAGGTAGCGCGTCCACGCACCGCTCGCCCCGGCACTCTCGGCAAACCGAGGGCCCGGGGTTCGCGGCGTTGGAGAGACCAGCACCATGGCGAGCACGACTGAACCCGTTCCGCACGAAGCCTTTACCGACGCGATTCCGCACTACGGCACGCTCATGTCACGCGCGAACACGCGCTACCCGGAAGGTGCGATCTGCTGCCGCGACGCCGCGGGCCGCGCGTACAACCCGACGACGGACGACGCGAGCGGGTACCCCGCCGTGGGCGCGAACAAGGCGTACTTTTTGAACGCGACCGGCGATGAAGCGGGAGGCCTCGACGACTCGCTTCCGATCGAAGTGCAGTACGGAGTGTTCGGCTTTCCGATCTCGGGCGCCGACCCGATCCCGGGGGATGACCTGTACGTCGTGGACAATCACACGCTGAGCGTCGACTCGGCCGGCGGCACGCGCGGGTATGCCGGTAAGTGCATCGAAGTGCAGACCACGCAAAACCTGAAAAAGGCGTACTGCCTCATGGCCCCGTGGGTGGGCGGCAAGGGTGGTCCGGGCTCGGTTGGCGAATGGGACATTCCGATCACGTCGTTCCTCGACCCGGACGGAGACCCGCTCGTCAAGTTTGCGGACGGCGCGAGCGCGGTTCCCGGTTGGAACCTCGCGGACTCCGAGGCCTTCGGTTTGCGTTGGAACAACAACGCGACCTTCAACGCGGTCCTCGCGCAGAAAGGTCTGCCGTCCGACCTCGACACGCAGCGTCCGCTGTACGTCGACCTCCTCGTCAGCAAGACGGGCGCGACCGTGGGTGACGCGACGACGTTCACGCTCACGGCGTTTCTGTCCGCGTTGGGTGCGCTTCACGACGCGGACGCGAACGCGGGCAGCGTGTCGGCGGCCATCGTCGGCAACGCGGCGGCCAAGACGATCCAAGCGGTCCGATTCACGATCGCGGCGGCTGACGTGCCGGAAGGCGCGGCCTCGATGACCCTCACGCTCAAGCCGACGGACGGCACGCTCGGGACCGACGACGTGATCGTGCACTCGGTCAAGCTGCGCGGTTACCGCAAGTAACCGCGTCCACGCACCGCTCGCCCCGGCACTCTCGGCAAACCGAGGGCCCGGGGTTCGCGGCGTTGGAGAGACCAGCACCATGCCCTTGCTCAAGCACACCGTAGGCTCGCGCACCGCCACTCGCGCCGTAGAAGAGTTTCGGACAGACTTCCAGAACGCGCTCGTGCTCGCCGAGCCTGACCTGTGGGTAGCCACGATTGGTCTGGTCGTCACCGGCGATTTCTTTGGACCGGTGACGTTCCCGATGCCGATCGACGCGGCCGGGTACCACAAGTTCAAGGGGGAGATGAAGTATCGCAAGCTCTACGACCGGAGCATGTCCTTCACCACGGAGAAGTGGCAGGACGGCGTCAAGGAGGTCGCGGACAAGGTGCGGATGCTCAACTTCCTAGCGTGGTCGGAGCAGCCCGCGCGTATGGCGCTCGAGTGGAAGCGCATGCCGAACAAGGTCGCCGCGGCGGTGCTCGAGTCGAATCCACTGCTCGGGCTGTACGCCAACCCGGAGACCAAGGCCGCGAGCACGCGCGCCTTCTTCGCGGACGACCATCCGTTCAACATCCTGCAGCCGGAGCTCGGGTCCTTCGACAACGACGGTACTACGACCGTCGCCAAGATCCGGTCGGGCGAGTTCTACGAGGAGGCGTCGCAGTACTATGCGGGCGTCAACGGCCCGAACGGGGAGTCTCTCGGTCTCACGCTCGAGGGCGGTTTCGTGCTCCACAACCTGTACCGCCAGCGGCTGGTCGAGCGCTCGCTCAGTGATGAGACGGTCATCAACGCAATCAGCAACGCGGGCGTGCCGAACGCTACCGCGAACGTGGTCGCGGCCGTCCAGGACAAGAATGAGTGGCGCGGCAAGGTCAAGCCGCTCCTCGCCAAGGAGCTCACTTCGGCGAGCAACAATTACCTCTACACGGTCGCCGCAGGCCTGCCGGGCGCGTACCCGCTGGTCGTGCTGCAGGGCGGCTCGGTCGAGGAGTTCATCCACGACGAGTCGAGCGAAATGTATAAGACAGAGCTCAGCGTCGCATACTCCACGGTCGGCGACGTCAACGCGGGCGCCGCGATGCCGCACACGATCAAGCGCTGGCAGATCACCGGCTGAGGCGCCCACCGTGGATTACTGCTCGGCCGCGGACTTGTACGACTTCGGACTCCCGCGAGGGTCGGTCCCGAATGCGGCACGTCTCGCGGCCGAAGTCAGCGCCACGGCCGACACGATCACGCTCGGCAGCCACGGCTACGACGCCGGCTATCAGGTCACGTTTCGACCGGCGGCCGGCGGCACTTTGCCGGCGCCGCTCGTGCAAGGGGTGACGTACTACGCACTCCCCGTGGACGACGATTCGTTTCAGGTCGCGGCCTCCGAGGGTGGGCCTGCGATCGACCTGACGACCGCGGGGAAGTCGGTGCTCGTCGGCCACAAGCTCCCCCTCCCGCAGGCCATCGCGTGGGCGAGCCGCGTGGTGGACGACTACGTGCCCGCGCACGCGGTGCCCTTTCTCGACCCGGTGCCGGCGACGGTGCGGCACATTACGGCGGAGCTTGCGGCCGCCAAGCTCGCGCTACGTGGCGGCTCGGGTGGGGACTCCCCCTCGCTGGGGAAGACCCTTGAGTTCGCGCAGAAGCGCCTGGACCGCTGGGCTGCAGGGGTTCCGGTCCGCGACTCGAGCACCGCCGAGCGGACCAACACCGCGGTGTCGGTCTCACTGCCGACGTGCGACCCCACGGGGTGGCGCCGCGTGGGGGGCATCGGCTAATGGCGGTCCGGCACAAGGGCAACCAAACCCTCGCGAGCCTCAAGTCGAAGCTCGCGGAGATGCCACGCACGGTTGCGGTGGACGTTGCCAAGCGCGCGTCACCGCAGCTCACCACGCTCACGCAAGAAGCCTTCACGGGCGGGCAGACGATCTACGGGGAGGCGCGACCGCTTGGGGTGGACGGCCAACCCCTCGATCTGTATCGGACAGGATCCGTTGCAGCGCAGCTCAAGTTCACGACGAACGGCACGATCGTTCGCGCGGTCCTCGGTCCGAAGCACGCGAAGTACCTGATCGGGAAGTACGGCATCCTACCGAACGGGTCGATGCCCGTTCGGTGGCGGGCCGCTCTCGACACGTTGGTCAAGGAGACCCCGAAGCCGTGACCGCGATCGGCTTTCTTATGAGCGAGGCGGTCAAGGCCGACCTCGCCGCGCGCGAGTACCCGTGCGAGGTCATCTACGGCCGCGAGCGGCTAGAGAAGCGCGAGGACTACTCCGGCTTGCCAGTGTTCATCCGGCGCGATGTCACGACGTCGGACGCGCTCGGGCCGCCGCACGGCGCCGCGAGCAATCCACCGAAGGTGTACACGCTGCAGGCCGCGCACGAGATCTTGATCTACGCGCAGTCGACGGAGCGCGACGCGCGAGTAGAGGAGCACGAAGCGATCGCAGAGGTCGTGCGCGACGCGGTGCTCGCGTCTGTCCGCACGTGGTGCGTGGCCAACCATCGAGGCGAGCCGATCTGGACAGAGGGGCGTTTCCTCTCGGCGCAAGAGATGGCCAAGGAGGAGGTAGCGGCGGGCGCCGTGTACCGCCTCAAAGTGCAAGTGCGGCGCTCGGTCCGCGTCGTGAAGTGGGACGGCACCGGCCTCCCCGAAGTGTTGATCAAGAAACTGCGAAACCGCACTGAGGTGCGCTATGCTGGCGCGAGCCCGGACGCCCCACCCACGATAGGGTGTGACACGACAGAGGACTAACTAGAGATGGCTAATAACCCTAAAGCAACTACCGTAGTCCAGGACGCAGCGGGCGCCATCGCCGGCGGTCTCGACGTCGTATGCGTGCTCGCGCCGGTGGCGCAGAACGCGGACATCAAGCCGCGCCTTTTCGGAAGTGCGGACGCCATCGCCGCGCTTCACGGCTACTCTGAAGGTCTGGAGTATTGCGACCTCCACGCCACGCGGACAGGCAAAGCGTTTCTCTTCCTCGGACTCCCTATCTCGGTTCAAGGTGCGGTCGGTCGCGTCGACAAGTCCGGCAACTCCGGGTCGTCCGTCGCCAGCATCACACCCGGTGCGAGCGGCATCCTCGCGGAGCATGATGGTGCGGTCCGCGTCGTGAAGGGCGGCATCGTCGGAACCGACCAGATCGAGCTAGAGTATTCGTTCAACGGCGGCCGCAAGTACGTGCCGGTTCGCATAGGCACCGCGAACAGCTACGCGCTGCCTTTCTTCGGCGCGGTGCTCGGACTCGGCGCGGGGACGCTGGTAGCTGGCGACGTCATTGTCACGTGGCACGGCTCGGCGCCGCGCTCGGACTCGGCGGCGTGGATTGCCGCACGGCAAGCGCTCGCACAAGAGCTGAACTTTTTCCGGTCGATGGTGCTCGTGCAGGACGTGCAGGACTCGGACGAGGCTGCGGTGTACCGCGACCAGCTGAACGCGTACGAGACCGAAAACGAGCGTTTCGTCTACGGGCGTTGCAACATCGCGGACCGCCTCCCCCAGGCGGAGATGAGTCACACGCTCGCGCGCATGCAGGGCAACCCCAACCTGACGTTCGCCGAGGTCGGCGCGAGCGCAGACACGGTGACTCGCTCGTCGGGCTCGTGGATCGCGGACGGCTTCGCGGTCGGCATGTGGGTAGTCATCACAGGCACCGCGGGCAACAACGTGTCTGGCGTCATCGCCAGCCTGAGCGCCACGGTCCTCACGTTCGGCACCACGCCGGACCTCGCGGCAGAGGGGCCCGTTGGAAACGTCACAGTGGTGGCGTACCCGGCGCTCACGTTCGCCGAGGTCGGCGGCACGGGTGACACCATCACCCGCTCGCACGGGTCGTGGGTGACGGACGGGTTCCGCGCGGGTGATCGCATCGAGGTAGCAGGCAGCGGGTCCAACAACTTCACGGACGCGCTCGTGACCGCGGTGACCGCGGCCGTGCTCACGCTCGACACTCAAGACCTCGTGGCGGAGGTCGCGAGCTCGGCAGCGATCACAGTGACCGCCGGTCAGACGGAAGCGGCGTGGATGGCGGCGCAGAGCGCCGAGTTCGCGGACATCAACTCTGTCCGCATCAACATCGCGGCGGGGCGTGCGTGGGTGACGTCGAGCTACTCGGGTTGGCTCATGCGCCGCCCCGCCATGTGGTTCATGTCGGCGCGCGAGTACCAACACGACCTCCACATTCCGACGTGGGCCAAGGAGTTGGGGGACCTCGGCGTGTCGATCACGGATGAGAACAAGCTCCGCGTCGAGTGGGACGACCGGGCATGTGGCAACGCCGGCAGCGCGGCGCGCTTCTCTACCCTCAAGACTTGGGCGAACGGTCCGACGGGCGTATTCGTCGCTCAGGATCTCACGCGGAACGACGAGGCGCGCCTGAGCTCAAAGCAGCATAACGCCGCGGTCATCAACCTGGCGTGCACGATCAACCAACTGAACTCCGAGCTCATCATCGGTAAGTCCCTCATCCTCAACGGGGACGCGCGGACCGCGAGCTCGGCGTCGCTATCTACCCAGAAGCAGCGCATGGACGCTGCGCTGAAGCGCCAGCTGCTGACGGATCTTAACGGCGAGGGGCCGCGCGCGTCCAACGCCGTTTGGGTGCCGAGCAAGGACGACGATTTCAGCGTACCCGAGCCGACGTTGACCGCGGTTATGTCGCTCACGTTGAACGGTACTGTGTTCAACGTTTTGACCAAGTCTCGCGTGAACGCCGCTGCATAACCAGGAACCAGCATGAACCAGCCGAACCAGCTCTATCCAGTCTTCGACGGTATCGATCCGTCCTGGGCTGACATCAAGTGCACGGCGCAGCTCGACGGCGGGCCGCTCATCGAAATGGACGACATCGCCAGCGTCACCGGCTCGAGCACGGTGGAGGTCGGCACGCGCAAGGGCGCGAGCGGCGGCCGCGTCCGAGGTCGCACCACGGGTGAGCTTACCAACGAATTCTCGTGGACGCTCTACCGGGCGGGGCACCGCAAGCTGCTCGCCAACCTGGCCGAGCTCGCGCCGGTGCGCGGCGACCAGCGGCTCGTGTCGCTCGTCCACTTCCAAATCCACACGATGCACACCCCGCCAGGTGTCGATGATATCTACGAGTACATCGTCCGCGGCGCGCGCGTCTTGTCGTGGAGCATGAACCACGCGGAAGGCGTGGACGCAGACCAAGTCGAATGCCCGATCTCGATCGTAGAGTTCGCCCACTTGATCAACGGCAAGGAGATCGTGTTGCTATGACGACCGCGACAGAGAAGCTCGAAGAGTTACGCAAGGCCCGTGCCGACAAGGACGCGAAGCGCGCCGAGGCTCGCGCCGAGCAGGAGCTGCAGGACGAGCTCGCGATCGAACCGTTGCGCGACCAGTACGGAGACGGGCTTGCGGTGGTCGTGCTGAACGTGCACTTCGAAGGGCTGCCGGTGCTCGCAGCGGCGGAGCCGGCCGGGCCCGCGCTCATGAGGCGGCATCGCGCCAGCATCAAGGTAAACGTCAAGGACAAGGGCACGACGGTAGAGGGTAGTGCCGAGGCCGCCGAGCAGCTCGCCCGGTCGTGCCTGAAGTACCCCGAGCCGGACGTGTTCGCACGCATGTGCGAGAAGGCCCCCGGGCTCGCGTCGCAGCTCGGTCAAGAGGTCGCGAAGGTCGCGGCGGCCAAGAGCTACGACGACGCAAAAAGCTAAGCCAGCTCCGGCAACGGTTCGCAGCGGAACCTGGCTTACTCGCGGACGCGCTACTCGAGTGGTTCCCACCGCCCGCGGACTCGCTCGAGGTGCAAGCCGGAGCGTACCAACTCGCGCATATGGTATGCTCCGTCTTGGCCGCGCTGGACGTCAAGAAAGCACGGACCGCGCGCCGCCGTAAAGCCACCACCGCCCGGGAGTAACGTGGACGCACAATACGTCATCGATATCGCCGCGTCGATGACGGGCGGCCAGCAGACGGCGGCAGAGCTCGACACCCTCACGGCGGACCTCATGGGTGCGGGCCGCGGTGCGGAGTTTTTTCAGGAGGCGATCAAGACCGTTAGCGGTCAGCTCGACGTCGCCAAGGCGTCTGCGGTCGCCGCTAACGACGCGCTCGCCGCGGGCAACGTGCGCTTCGGCGAGCTAGAGAAAGCCGCTCTGAAGGCGGCCCAGGCGGCGGAGAAGGCCGCGCTCAAGAACGACGGCATCATTCCGCACGAGCTCGCGGAGCGCGTCGCCTCCACGTCCGCCCAACTCGAGCACTACGGGGACACGCTCAAGATCTTGGAGGCCGACGCTAAGGCCGCCGATGATGCGGAGAAGCAGCTAGGCAACACTCTCAAAAACCTCAAGACCGTGAGCGGGCACGTCGACAAGTCGATCGCGGGGCAAGCAGAGTCGACGGAGAAACTACGCGGCGCCCTCTCGATGGTGCCGGGCCCGGTCGGCAAGCTGGGCGCCAGCTTGCTCGGCCCCATTCAAGGGTTCCAGAAACTCTCAGGTGAGATGGGCACGAGCAACGCGGCCGCGCTCCTTGCGGGCGTCGGCTTCGCGGGTCTGATCGTGGTGCTGGCGGCGCTCGTCGTAGGCCTTGGCGTGGCTGTCCTCGGCGTAGCCAAGTGGGCCGTCGGCCTCGGCGACGCGCGGCGCGAGACGGAGCTCACGGCGCAAGCGGCGGCCGTCCTAGACCCCACGCTCGGGACCCTTAGCGACACGTTCGCCGCAGTGTCCGCTGAGACGGGCGCGAGCGCCGAGGACATGCGCGCGTGGCGCAAGCAACTCGAGGGGGCCAAGGTCTCGGCCGAGGATATGCCGGAGGCGCTGCGCGCGGTCGCCCTTGCGGAGGGGGCGCTTGGTAAAGGCCAAGGTGTCGGCGCGTTTACCGAGCAGCTCAAAGAGGCTAAGGGCGCGGTTGGGGATGTTGCCGGCGAGTTCGAGGCGTTCGCCCCGATTGTGCAGCAAAAACTGAAGGGTCTCGACGCCCAAGGCGCGCGCTTCAAAAAGAACATCTCCGACTTGTTCGGCGGTCTGAACATCGAGCCCGCACTTGAAGGGCTCGAGACGCTCGTGTCCTTGTTCGACAAGAACACGGCGGCCGGGCAGACGATCAAGTTTCTCTTCGAGGAAGTTTTCCAGCCGTTGATCGACCAGGCGCAGAGAGCCGCGTGGGTGGTCGAGGCGTTCGGGCTCGGGTTCTTGATCGGCCTCACCAAGATCTACATCGCGGTCAAGCCTGTCTTCCGCGCCATCTCCGAGCTGTTCGGCTTCGACGACTCCTCGCTTACGGACACGCTCGACATGGCGAAGCTCGCCGGTGAGCTGATCGCGCCCGTGTTCCTCGTCATCGTCGCAGTGTTCGGCGCGGTCGCCGCGGCGGTCGTGTTCCTCGTCGCGCAGCTCATGCTTTTCCCGGCAGTCGCGGCCGCCGTCGTCGCGGCGTTCGTGTGGCTCGGGGTCAAAGCGTACGAGATCCTAACGAGCGCGTTTGATTCCGTGAAGGACTTCCTCAACGGGCTTATCCCCGGCTTTGGAGACCTCGGCGCGGACATCGTCCAGGGCATGATCAACGGCATCCTGAGCGGCGCCGCGGGCGTCGTGGGCGCCGTCGTTAACGTAGCCAAGGGCGCCATCACGGCGGCCAAGTCCGCGCTCGGCATCAAGTCGCCGTCGACCGTTTTCGCCGGCATCGGCGACAACACGGTAGCGGGTTTCGTCAACGCGGTGGACGACGGCGCCAGCGACGCCGAGCAGGCCATGGCGGACATGGTGACACCGCCCGACTACAGCTCGCCGCTCGCGCAACAAGCGGCGTTCAGCGGCTCCGGGGCGGCGCCTGCAGCCGAGGCCGGCAGCGGCTCGAGCACGGGCGGAGCGGGCGCCGCAGGGCCCCAAGTGAACTTCAACGCACCCGTCTACTTTGGCGGCAAGCAGGCTTCAAAGGGCGAGGTGTCGCAACTTGCTGACTTGCTCACCCAAGTTCTTCGCGGCGATGCCACGACCCTCGGCGCGGAGCTCGCGCCCGCATGACTGCCGGCGACGGCATGTTGCCGTACCTCTACGACGAGGAGTATTCCGTCATCGTCCTCGGCACGGAGACGAGCCCAGGCACGTGCGTAGTCAGCGGCCACGACCGCAACCCCGAGTGGGACAATCAGAAGGCCAAGGGGTCGACGGGCGCCAGCTCGAAGCTCACCGACAAGCGACCGATCGCGAACCCCTCGGTCACGTTCTTCCTCACGGCCGACCGCTTCGACGGTACAGAGAACGACTTCGATCGATGGGAGCGTTTCCAGCGGTTGATCGCCTCGACCACGGACGGCCCGACGCCGTTCGCTCTGCCCATCTATCACCCGGACCTGGCACGTCAGGGAATCACGGAAGTGACTAACGCCGGCATCGGCGGCATGGTGCACGACGGCAAGGGCGGCGCGTCGGTCACGGTCAAGTTTCAAGAGTACCGTCCGCCGAAGCCGGCTCCCACGAAGACAGCCGGGGCTAAGGGCTCGGCAGGTAAGGGCGCCAGCGGCGCGAGGAAGCCGGACCCGAACGCCAAAGCCAAAGCCGAGCTCGCGGCGCTCCTCGCGGAGGCTAAGCGCGCATGAGCCTCGCGTCCCTCAACGGGTCCTCGGTGGCGCGTGCGTCGGTCACCGTGCCCGGCTTCGGCGCGTGGTGGGCGGACGTGGACTTGGTGGACGGGCCCGAGCTTGCCAAGGGTGCCGCCGCGGAGCTCGTGCTCGCGGACATCACGTTGCTCGGCGCGGTGGTCGGCGGCGGTGTGACGGAAGGCAAGGGCGCGTACCGCATCGTCGGCGGTCGCGGTGGGTGGGGGCGCACGCTCAAGCGTAAGCCGTACCTCGACGACGCGGGCGTCAAGGTTTCGCGGGTGCTGGCGGACTTGGCCAAGGACGCGGGGGAGACGCTCGGCCCGCTACCGACTACGCGCCTCGGCCCCCACTACGCGCGCCGCGAAGAGCCGGCCTACCTCACGCTGAACCACCTTGCACCGCGCGCCTGGTATGTCGACTTTGCCGGAGTCACCCAACTCGGCACGCGGCCCACCGTCGAGTACACCGGCGACGCGCCGCGGGTCGGAGACGACAAGCGCGCGGACCTAGTTGAGCTGGCGACGGAGACGCTGGCGGGCCTCATCCCCGGTGCCGTGGTGGACGAGCGCAAGCCCGCGACGGACGTAGAGTACGTGCTCGAAGAGACGCGGCTCACCGCGCGACTCTTCGCACGTACTCGACTCAATGAGCGGTTAGAGCTCATGCGGAGCCTCATCGCGGGGCTCTTCCCTGCGCTCGCGTTTGGTGGGGTGTGGGAGTATCGCGTCGTAAGCGAGGCGGTCGGCGGCAAAAGGTACAACCTGCAAGCGGTCCGCACCGCGTCCGGCATGCCGGACCTGCAGCGCGTCCCCGTGCGGCCGGGAATGTCTGGCATCACGGCCAAGGTGAAACCGGGGGCGCTCGTGCTCGTCGTGTTCGCGGACAACGACCCGAGCCGCCCTCAGCTGGTCGCGCACGACGCAACCGACGCGCCGGGGTGGATGCCGCTAGAGCTGCAGCTCGGGGAAGACCCAGCGCTCGGTATTGCTCGCCACGGGGACAAGGTGCAAGCTGGGCCTTACCTCGGCGTCATTACAAGCGCGAGCACCCGCATAAAGGCAGGACTCTGAATGGCCAACTCTTCCTCCGCGCTAGCTGCAGCGATCAAGGCTAAGCGCCTCGCCGCGCTCGGCGGCGCGGTCAAGGACGGGCCGGAGCTTGATGCCGACTGCCAAGCCATCGCGGAGGCCGTGGCCGAGCACCTAGCCGGCGTCGTCGTAACGTTCCCTTCAACCACGATCGTTGTCGTCGGCAGCGCGACCACGCAGAGCAATCCGCAGCCGGTGACGGGAGGGACGCTTGGCTGAGGGGTACGGCGCGGACGTGTGGTGTCTGGACCGCATGACAACGGGCAAGCTCGCGCGCGGGCGCCAGCTCCTGATGCAAGCCATCTACCACCGACTCACGACACCACGCGGCACGCTCCGCGGTAGCGCCGAGGCGCAAGCGTACGGGCTCGACCTAGCCGGGTTGATCGGCAAGGTAGGGTACGACCGACGCGGCGTCATCTCCGGCATGATCGCGGCGGAACTGAAAAAAGATGATCGGATAACGGAGGTGGTCGTCAACGTCACCAAGACGACCGCGACCAACGGAGAGGTGTCGCTCGTCATCGTGATCGACATTACCCCCGCGGACGAGTCCGGGGACTTCCGCGGGACCCTTGCCGCGAACGACAACGCCGTAGCCGTGATCGCGCTAGGAGAAGCCGCGTAACGATGGCCACGATTCACATACTCACGCTCATCACCAAGCAGGGCCGCGACGCGTTCCTCGCGAAGGCCCTCAAGCTCGCGGCCGCCGTCGGTCTGCCCGTCACGTCGTGGCGCACGGGGGACCCGACGCTCACGCTCTACCAGAACGAAGCCGAGACGCTCGACACGTTGGAGGACTACGTGATCGACATCGCGAAGTCCGCGAACTTGTCGACAGCGGAAGAGGGCGATTGGCTCGACCTCCTCGCTGAGGACGTGTACGGCGTACCGCCCGCCGCGGCTACGTACGCGCACCCCACCATCACGCTTCGAAACACTGGCGGCGGGGTGTACCCTCTCGAGGTCGGGGACCTCACGGTCAAGTCGAGTTTCAGCGGCAAGACGTACCACAACACCGCGCTCGGCCGCACTAGCGGGGACGTCGACACGCTAGTGCTCGGACCGGGCGCGGAGCTCACGTACGATCTCGAAGCCGACGAGGCGGGGTCCGCGTCGAGTGTGATCGCGGGGGACCTCGACTCGCTAGTCACCACACTCGAGGGGGTCGTCATCGTCGCGAGCACCGCCGGAGTCGCCACCGACAAGTCGAGCCCCGAGCAGATCAAGGGCACGTGTCGCGAGACGCTCGGGGCCCTCTCGCCGAACGGGCCGCCCGATGCGTACGCCTACGTCTGCAAGGCCTCAACGCTGACCGGCAGCACCGAGGTTACGCGCGCCTCCGCGGACGAGGACCGTACGGACGGCAACGTGTACGTGTACGTGGCTGGCAACGCCGGTGCCGTCACTGACACCTCGGTTGACGCGTGCCAGCTGGCGTGTGAGCGGTGGGCCACCCCCCTATGTCTCAAGGTCAATGTCGCCAGCGCGGCGAACTATCCGATCGCGGTGCATGCGATCGTGAGCGGTGCCGACATTCCGGCCGGGTACGAGTCCGCGGTGCGGGGCGCGCTGCAGGCGTTGTTCCAAGCGCTCGATATCGGAGAGGACGTGCCAACGTCTCAAGTCATCGCGGCCATCCACGGCGCGGTCTCTGAGATCGAGAGTGTGCAGCTCGTGGCACCCGCCGGGCTGCTCGTCTCCGTGCCAGCGAACGCGGTGCCCACCCTCGCCGCCCTCACGTTGGAGCGGGTTTGAAGCGCTTCCGCCAGATCTTCTACGACCTTCTGCCGTGGTGGCTCACTAACGGTGAGGGCGAGCTTGTGCAGTACTCGCTAGGGTTCATGCGCGACCACATGGTCACGCGCGCCCGGCTGTCGCTCGAGGCCAGGCTACCCTCGCGCGCGGGGGCCAGCGCGCTCGCGCTGCTCGGCGCCGACCGAGGTATCATCCGCGGCCGCACCGAGTCGCGCGAGTCGTACGTAGCTCGGCTAAAAGCGTGGCGGTACCCACGCGGACACCGCATCCGCGGCAACGCGTTCGCGCTCCTTGATCAGATCGCGAACTACTGGGGCGCGACCTTGTTCGACGTATCGACCATCTCGCGGAACCTAGTACGTAACCGCCGTGAGCCGGACGGGACCGAGACCACGACCTACTCCACAGAGTGGACGTGGGACGACGGGGACCTGGCGCAATGGGGCCGGTTCTGGGTTGTTATGCAGTGCCAACCCGGCAGCGGCATCGGGTACACGCCAGCGCTCGGGGACCCCGCGCTGTGGTCGTACAACGACCCGACCGCGTGCATCGGACTAACGGGTATGACTCCGGAGGACGTCGTTGCGATGCGCCGGCTCTTCCGCGGCCGTGCGTGGAAACCCGCGGGCACGCGCGCCGAGTGGATGATCTTCTCCAAAGACGGGGGATTCCCCGTCTACGAAGCCGGCGACCAAAAGAATTGGGGTGTGGACTCCGGCGGGGTCCGCATCCCCGGACGCTACCCGGCGTACCGTTACGTCTCTCTGAGCCCCTCCGCGAACAACACCTACTCGGGCGACCCGACCAAGTTCCCGACGACGGTCCGGCTCCTCGGCGGCGCGGACTACACGGGCGACCCGACGAATTTCACGACCACCGCGACGCTCCCCGGCGGCCGCGTTTACACGGGCAACCCGGCCCGTTTTCCTGATAAGGTTCTGCTCGTGGACGACGGAGACGCGCCGCGCGCGCTTTAAACCATGGCAGCCGCAGCCGACTTTAACGCCCCTTTCGAAGCATGCTTAGATGGGCTCGCATACCTGGGGGCGCAACGCCGGGGCCTCGTGTCCGTGCTCAATTTCGGAGCGGACCCGACGGGCGTTGCGGATAGCTCGCCCGCGTTCGTAGCCGCCGAGGCCGCCGCCTTCGCGCTCGGGCCGGGCGCAGTAGTCCTCGCGCCCGGCGGGTCGTACAAGCTGAACGCAGGCTTCAATCTGCGCCGCGGCGTGTCGCTAGTAGGCGACGGCGCAACGCTGTACCACAATCACAACAGCCAAAACATCGTCACCCTCTTGGCCGAGGGCACCGCCCGCAGCACTCCTCAGGTCATCGCCGGCATCGCGTTCGAGTCGCTCACGCCGACGTCGGGTTACTCAATCTTCGACGTCGCTAGCGGGGTCCCGCGCGAGCTCGTCGTACGTGAGTGCTCGCACAACTGGGGCTCGCAGAACATCGCCGGGTCTTTCTACTCCTTGAACTCCGCGGCTTCACATCGCGCCATCTTCGAGCGCGTCAAGCTCCGGGCGCGAGACAACGGAGACTCGCTGCTGTACACGAACGGCGGCAGCGACTCCTACTTGGAGGTCGCAGGGGGTCGTTTCAAGATGGCCTCCGACTACAGCTCGGCGCTGGTCACGATCACCAACACGCCGTCGCTCGTGCAAGGCGCGTACTTCGACATGGCGGGACATGCTGCCGGCACCGCGCACGGCGTGAACGTCAGCGGCCCCGCCGACAAGCGGCTCTTCGGGAACGCCTTCTTTCAAGCTGGCGACGGCGCGAGCATCGCCGCAAGCGGCCGCATCGTGGAGGCCGAGAGCGACTTTCTCGCCGGCACGTCCTACGACATCGCGTATGGCGCACTGACCGCAGGGTCTAGGCTCGGCGGCGCCAAGCCCGTGCACGTCACGTCCGGCAGCCTTGGCCCGTTCTCGATCGACGCGCTCGGGCTCGGCGTACGCGCCGTGTCGTACAAGCTAACCGGCGACTTCGGCAGTGGCGGCCCTACGTTCGCCATGCCCACGGCACTCTTCCCGGAGCAGCGCTTCACGCTCACGGTTGCGAACAAGCACGCCTCTGTGAATTGGAGCGGCATAACCTTCACTGGTGGAGGCCAAGGCAACGCTGGCGCGACCAACATCAACCGCGGCCGCACCTTCCAGTTTATCGCGCTCGACATTGATCAAGACGGGAACCTCGACTGGATCTTGACGGCCGACCCCACCTTTGACTGGATCGCCTAATCATGGCTGCAGGTACCAACGGCGGACCGCTAGACGCACTCCTCGGCAACGTGTGGAACGACGGCGCAGAGCTAGAGCTTGGCGGGGGCCTCGACTTTCGCGAGGGTGTCACGGCGGAGTGGGACCCGGCGGTCAAGCGCGTCGTAGTCAAAATCAAACCGGGAACTACTCGCGACGTCCTTAGCTTCGGTGCGGTCGGCGGTGGCTTGACGAGCGACCAGGCCGCGCTCGTCAACGCGGTCGCGTGGGCGTACGACAACGACGCCGAGTTGTACTGGCCAGGGCTTGTCTTCCTCAGCACCGCCACCATCCCCAACTTTCACAAGGTCCGGCACCGGGGGCTAGGCGTCGTACAGCGGGGCTCCGATCTTTTCGTCGTGTCGCCGAGTTGGGGCGACACGAATCGCGTCTACGTGGACGCAGCCGGTAACGCCAACAATGATGGGCTGTCCGCGGCGCAGCCGATGCGCGGCTACCAAAACGCGATCGACGCGCTCAAGAACTACGGGCCCGTACTCGAGGGTACTTGGGAGGTGCGTTTCGCCGCCGGCACGTACAGCACGGTAACCACCGACTTCGGCACCACGCAGGTTGGCATACGTAGCCGCAACCCGATCCTATTCAAGGGCGCCGACGTGGGCGGGTACCCGAACGTGCCGACCACGGTCATTCAAGGGAGTGGGGCGCAAGGGTGGGCGTTCACTCGCTACATGAACGTCCACGTTCAGGACGTCAAGTTTACGAGCTTCAGCACTGGGCAAGCGGTCCTCGCGTCCTACCATACCCGTCTCGAGTGCACGAACGTCCACGGCTTCGGCAATCGGAACGACGTGTACGTCACGAATCAGTGTTACGTCCGCTTCAATAGCGGCATTCTGGACGGCAACAACCTTAGCTCGGCGAGCGCAGGCGTCCTCACCATCATTGCGTGCTCGCATCAAGTCGGCACGACGGGCGGCAGCGCTGGCGATGTTGTGATCCAGAACCACGGCAGCGGTGTTGGCTTCTACGAAAGCAGCTCCGGGCACTGCAACGCGACGAGTCAAGATTGCGTGTACGGTGCGCGCGCGGACAGTGCCGGCCGTGGCAACTTCGACACGAGCAACTTCAAGCGGTGCACGATCGCGGCCGTGCGGCTCGGCGCGAACGCGCAGGCGTACGGCCTGGAAAACTGTGTGTTCAACACCGGCGGCGCGGACGCGAACACCCGCAACGTCATCGTTGGCGGCGGCGCCATGGATGCGAGTATGGACGAGAACACGTCCACCCCTCGCGTGTATGAATGTTCGCAGACAGCCGTCACGCACACCGGCACGACGGCTGAGACCTTGCTGTGGTCGTTCCGCGCCTTCCCCTCGCGCCGCTTCCCGCACACTTTCACCGTGAGTAAGCGCGTACTCATGTGCATCATGGGCCGCCTCACCGGGACGGCGGGCACCAAGCGGATCCGAGTCCGCCTCCACAATACGAACGCGCTCACCGGCACGAGCGACGGCGTCACCGGTGGGCGTGTGATCGCAGATATTACGATCGCGAGCGGTACGACGCCCGACTTCGAGTTCAACCTGCGCGCGAGCTTCGGCCTCGCGAGCCAGCGCACGTTCGCCAAGTTGTTCACGGGCACGGTCACCCCGCTCGGGGGGCTGACTCGGTTTTCGGTCGCCACATCCAACGGGGATGATTGGTGGTTGAACGTGTCCGTAGAACTCGGCAACGCAGCCGACACCCTCATTATGGATCACCGCGACCTAGACATCGCGGGTTAGAAGGAGACCAAGAATATGGCACACATCGTCTGCAACATCGCGCTCGGCCGTATCGGCGAGCTGTACCGCCGCGTAGAGAACGGAGACCCCTCCACGGCGCGTCTCGTGCTCATCCCGCTAGAGACTTCGGGGCTCGCCTCCGACGCGACGCTCAAGGACTACGACACGGTTGCGGACCTCCTCGCGGGTTCGACCAATGAGCAAACCACGATGAGTCGCAAAACGCTCTCGGCAACGGAGCTCGCGAGCGTGCCCACCCCGGACGACGGCAACGACCGGGTAGACTACGCACTGCCTGCCGTCACCTGGACGGCGGCCGCCGGCAACCCGGTCAGCAAAGTGTTGGTCTGCTACGAGCCCAACAACTCCTCGCCGAGCGACTCGAACAAGATCCCGCTTACTATCTTCGACGCGACGCTCAACCCCGATGGGAACGACGCGACGTTGAACAGCGGGACTTTTTTTCGAGCGAGCTAGCGGGCGCCTCCCTACGTCTCGCAGCTTCCCCGTCCGGCCGTTACTTGGTGGACGGCCACGGCGCGCCCTTCCTCCCGCTCGGCTCCTCCACGTGGGTCTTCCCCCAACTCTCGCGTGAGGAGATAGACGCTCGTTTCGATGACGTTGCCGCGTGTGGATTCAACGCGGTCGTCTTGATGACCTTGTCCGGCGGCCCCGACGACGGCGTAAACCCGAGCGGGTCGCGCGCGCAGTACGGGCCGCCGCAGGCGTACGGGCTCTTCCCTTTCACGGACAACAAGCTCACCCCGTCGGTCGACTACTTCACGCACCTTCGCGACATCGTTCGGCGTGCTCGAGCGCGAGGTCTCGTGGCGTACGTCTCGGCCTGCTACCGCGGGCACGACTCCTCGCACGACGGGTTTCAGTCACGCGTTGAGGCGTGCACCGATCAGGAATGCGCGGACTACGGTGATTGGCTCGGCACCTTTTTCAAGGACGAGCCAAACCTGATCTGGGTCATGGGCGGGGACTCCCTCCCCGACACGACGCCGCGCGTGAAGTGGACAGCCCTGGGGGAGGCCATCCTCGCGGCGGACCCAGGCCGGCTCATGACGGGGCACACCGCGCGCACGGGCGAGGGCAAGGACTACGGCTCGTACATCAACCTGAACAGCGTCTACCGCGCGTGGAATGACATCGTCGCAGGTACGATCGCAGCGGGGTCGGCGCTCAAGATCTTCTATGAGGGCACGTACTTCGGAGACGGCACGGCTTTCGGTAACCCGGATGACTTCCCGGTGTCGAAAGTATACCCGCAGAGTTATCACGCCATCCTCTCGGGGTGCGCCGGTGCGAACCAAGGCGACCACGAGACGTGGACGGCGGGTTACGTCACCCCCGTGGGGGACAGCCCGCCGCCTGTGGAGTACTGGCCCGACTGGCGAGACTCGCTCACGAACGCTGCAGCGCAGACGAACAAGTGGACAAAGAAGTTCTTTGAGTCGTTCGCGTGGTGGACGCTGCTAGACGCGGGCCCAGATAGCTCGCACGCATTCGTCACCTCGGGTCTAGGTTCGGGCGAGACTGCGGTGGCCGCGTCGTACACCTCGCTCGTCGGCGCTGCGATCTACTTCGACGACGTGACGCTCGCGCTCGGCGTGTTCTCGGGGGCGGTCCGTATCCGCACGTACGACCCCACGACAGGCGACTTCTCCACACTCGAGGCCTCGATCGCGAACAGCGGTACGTACGACGTGACGCATACCAACAACGCCGCGGGCACCGCACCTAGGCTGCTCCTGGTGGAGGTCATCTAATGGCGGCACCCCTGCAGCACGGGCAGTACAGCGCCGGAGGCGACGGCAGCCCTATCACCGTAGCGTTTGACGACGTGACCGAGGGCTCCGCGCTGGTCGTGGCGGTGTCGTTCTCCTTGAGCGGCGCCCCTGTGCTCGGCGTCAGCGACGACGTCAACGGCGCGTGGACGCCGCTCGTCCGTGCTGACGACGTGTCGGCGAACCAAGGGTGCGCGATCTTCGGGCTCGCAGACTCCGCCGCCGGTGACTTAACCGTGTCGTTCGCCTCGGCGCCGGGCCGGTACCTCTGCATGTTCGCCGCAGAGTTCCCGGGCGCGGACCCTACGTCACCCTTCGCGGACGCTGCGGGCACCGCGTACGCGCACCCCGGGCCGACGACGGCCGACGGTATCTCCTCGGGTGAGCTAACGCTCGCGAGCGGCACCGGCACCCTCTTCGCGCTTGCGCTCGATAACTACACCGGCGACGAGCCGGAGGTCGGTACCGGCCTCACGAGCATCTCGACCGCTTGGGGTTTCGACAACTCGAGCAGCCCTGGCACGTACGCGCGCGCGGGGTACGGCGACGTAGCCGCCGGGGACCACGAAGCACTGTTCACGGGGTCGTCCAGCGGTGCCAACGGCGGCAACGGGATCACCGTCGTGGCGGTCCTGATCAAGGACGCAAGCGGAGGCGGTCCGGTCACGTTTGACCCTGGCATGGCGACCGAGACGGAGACGGCTTACGGCCTCTCGTGGTCCGTCGCGCACTCCCTCGCGGTGGGCCGCGCCGACGAGTCCGACACGGCGTTCGCGCTCGCGCTCACCAAGAGCGTCCCGGTCGGCATGGCCGCAACGATCGACCTGGCGCACGCCCCGAGCGCGTTCGTCAAGACGCTCTCCGTGGGCCGCGCAGAAGAGACTAACGTTGCGCTCTCCACGTTCGCCGGAGGCCTCGCGGTGGGGCGTGCTGACGAGTCCGACACGGCGCTCGCGCTCGCGCTCACCAAGACGCTAGTCGTCGGTCGTGCTGACGAGGTGGGCGTCGCGCTCGCGCCGAGTGCGTTCGTCAAGAAGCTCTCTGTAGGGCAAGCGGTGGAGTCCGACACGGCGCTCGCGCTCACGCGCACTAAGACGCTAGTCGTCGGTCGTGCTGACGAGGTGGGCGTCGCGCTCGCTCCCTCGATTGTGGCAGGCTTCGGCTACGGGTTGGCGGTGGAGGCGGACGCGGCGCTCGCGCTCACGCTCACCAAGGCGCTGGTCGTTGGCACGGCGGCTGAGACAGGCGTTGCGCTCGCGCCGAGCGCGTTCGTCAAGACGCTCTCCGTGGGGCAGGCGGTGGAGGCGGGGCTCGCGCTGCGGCCGGCGCCGTTCGCCAAAGCGATGGCGGTGGGGCGAGCCGACGAGTCCGACACTGCGCTCGCGCTCACGTTCGCGGGTGTCACGTTCGTCAACGTGGGCCGCGCTGACGAGTCGTGTGTAGCGTTCGCTCCGGCGTCGTTCGCCAAGGCGCTGGTCGTTGGCACGGCGGCTGAGAC